CATCATGGTATAAGTTTGAGTTAAAGTTTATTATATAATCCGCGTGTATATACGCAGGAAAAAGGAAGCCTAAGCCTCCTCCCCCCAAGATTCCCCATCAGCAATTACTCGGTCTAACTTAGGAGTTAGTGAGTCAAGCATTGCAAGAGATAAGTGACGAACCTTCTGCGCTGCATTCTGGTGGATAAATTCACCAAATTCTACACCGCTAATGAGAAAGATTTTCCCAGTAAAGATAGCACTAACAGATGCATGTTGAGGTTGGCCTAGCTTGTCTGTCCAGGTGTAATTTAGAGGGTATGACTGGTCTTTAATGAAGCTCATAATGAACTCCTTTCAATTTAAATGAGAAATAACGAAATCCCATTGTGGAAAATCGCTTTCTCCCCCACCCCCATTTTAAGTCTACCCACACGATAAAATCCTCTAATTTTTGAAACCTCTTTGAAAGTTAACGAAACTGTTTTAGATTACCCTCAATAAACGGAGGAACAAATGGCATGGGCGGATTTAATTATAATTTTTTTTACGGTGAGTCTGATTACGGTTATGAGGCATATGGAGACTATGCCTGGTTATTCGTGTCCTAAATATTGTGGTGTGGATCACATGCATTACCCTTTGGATTCTCAATCCGGATTGGATTGAATCTTAAGCAATAATGATAACTTCAATAAAACCAGATACTTACGCATTATAAAAAAGAGTTGCATGTTAACTATATTGTATATAATATATACCCTATAAATAAGGAGCTATTATGATGAAGAAGTATATCTTGACTATTAAGTATGATGATAACAAAGAAGATATGGAGTTCCTTAGCGAAGAAATATTGGAAATAATTAACCCTAATGATTTAGGTAGCATAGAATTAGACGAATATTACGATAAGGATATCCTCGAGTTTATGGACGAATGTTATATAATAGGTAAAGCATAATTTGCTTCGCAAATTGTCTTACCCCCTTCGGGGGCGCATTTAAAATAAAGGAAAGAGATGGAGATATGGAAATGGATGAATTGATTGATGAGTTAGTATATAAGGTTGATCAACTTGAGCATAGTTGCGCAGAAGCGCATGCTATAATATTAGAATTGAAACAGGGAGAAGATAATGGCAAGTTTAGACGGATACAGTTTAAACCAGAAGATAGACAAGCTACACTCAGAGATAGTAAATGAGATTAATGATATGCAGTTAGCCTTTGGGCAGCTGTATGATTATCTTCAGAGGATGGAAGCTAATAATAAGCCTGTTAAGAAAGAAAGTAAGGCTAAAACTAAAAAGGAAGGAGCTAAGAATGCCTAAAGGAGGACTTAGTTACAAATCATATACAGCATGCGTTAGAGACGCAGCAGCTAATGGAGTATCTGCAAAATCATGCAGTGCATTAGCATCAGGATCAGGAATGCCTAATAGTTCAGGCAATAACATGCCACAACCACGACCGGGAAGCATTAAAGGTTATGGTGGTGGAAATACAATTACACCACAACCTGATCCGCGTAGACCACAAGGTAATCAAGCTATGTCAGGACAAGGTGGAAACATGGTCCGTAAGCCTGGTCAGAATTTACCAGTGCAACCTGGAAGACCAGTACGTAGACCAGGACAAAATCAAGTAATGTCAGGTCAAGGACCTGCAAGCATGAGACCTGGTAATGTAACTGGACCAGCGCCCGGAAGACCAAGACCTTTACGTAAAAGAGGACGAGGACCTGCACCAATACCACCAGGACCAAATATGCGAAGACGGACATACTAATGCCTAAAATGCATACATGACCATACACTGGTAATGTTCATCCGGTGGGTGACAATCACAAGGTTACTGGTAAGCTAGCTAGGGATATGGGCTTGCCAGATGGCACTGAAGTGCATGGAGAAGAGACAGGTACTGTTGAGTATTTATATCAACCTACTAAGTATGTTGAAGGTAAATAGCTTAATTTGCGCTTTTATAAGGTAAACGGAGTAGAGCACAAAGTTTACGAGCCAGAAGATTCTCTGCCAGAAGGAATGATCGTTCAGTCTAATTGGCGAGATGGGAATGCTGGAGACTGGATAAGGGCGGATGATGAATGTATCATTCAGGTTCTACGTAGAGGCAGAATGCATAAAAAAAGAGGTAAGAATAGGGTTGCAGCATATGTAGGTACATGTACTGGGACCTTTTCTACGTCTAAGACTACTAAGATGGATACATCTAGAAGAATTAACATATATTCTTTTGGTGGCGATAAAAAAGCAGAAGATGTAGTTATAGATCGTTCGGATCTAAATTCTGCAGAGCGTATGTTTATAAACTACTTAGTAATGAAGATGTCTCCAGAAGTAGCATATATGAAGGCATTTCCTACTAAGAATATTAAATATGCGAAAGTTAAGTCAAGCCAGTTAGTTAGCACAGAAAGGGTTATTACAGCAATGAAAGAAGAACTAAAACCGGTTCTTGAGGAATTAGAAATATGTGATAATTATGTTCTTAAGAATATTAAGGAGGTAATCGACTCTACTGAAAAAGATGAGACGAAGCTTAAGGCTTTGTTTAAGTTAGCAGACATATTAGATATGGAAGATAAATCTAAAACTAATGTACACCAAATCACTGGGAATATTTTCCAGGGTTTTAGCGATGAACAAGTGTCATCAGCAGAAAGGCCTATAGAAATTGGGAACGGATCTTAAAGGACTCAAAGTATTGGCTCAAGGGAGAGCTAGGAAAGAAACAGCGAAAGAGAGATGGGAATGTTGCAAATCATGCCCATATTTAACTAAATTAAATAAATGTAATCATTGTGGTTGCTTTATGAAAGCTAAAGTGCATTTTAAAAAGGCTTCATGCCCAATAGGCGTATGGGAGCAGGAGAAATAATGGAACCAATGGAAAACGGACCTCAAGGTCAAGCTCCAGGTACATCAGGAGAAGGAGCAGCAACAGAGGGTGCCAATGAAGCTATGCAAGGTCAACTTGAGGATATGATCATTAATGATTTTATATCTGAGGATCTTGCATTTACTACATTTATGAATGAAATCGATAATAGTATCCCATATAACTCATTAAACGAAGACAAAAGGGATACCTACGATCAAAAGGCATTCAACTTTTATAATGATAAGTATGTAAATGAGATAGTGAATAATGACTCTAGCGCTAATATAACCCTAGAGAACTTTATCTTAATGCATAACCCTTCATTAGAATTTAGATCTGATTTAACAGATTTCAGTTTAGGATCAAAGAATACATTTGCAACTGACTGGGAAAAGATTTATAAGAGTGACCTAGAATTGCATAAGAAGTCTGCTATTAAAGGTTATCAGGCTGCTATCTTAGCCGAAGGCGCAACTGGACTATAATAGCTAGCAATGGCTAACATAAACTTACATAATGTTTCTAAGATGGAAGAACAGCTACTCCTGGCTAGGAATGATTTAATTGCGTTTGGCAAGTTATTTCTTCCTGATGATTTCATGAGGTCTGAGACTCCATTCTTTCATTATGAAGTTGCAGATGCATTAGTGAATAAAGATATAAGGCAATTAGGTGTTATATTGCCACGTGGTCATGGGAAGACAGTTTTAACTAAATGTAATATTATACATGATTTTGTGTTTACTCAAAGCCCTCTTTTTTATGGGTGGGTAGCTGCATCAAGTAAAATATCAGTACCTAATTTAGATTATGTTAAATATCATTTGGAATATAATGAGAGAGTGTTGTATTATTTCGGTGATTTAAAAGGGAAAAAATGGACAGAAGATGACATTGAGCTTAAAAATGGCAGCAAGCTTATCTCTAAGTCAAACCTTTCGGGTATACGTGGCGGGGCTAAGTTGCATAAAAGATACGATCTTATCATCCTTGATGATTTTGAAGACGAGAATAATACCGTTACACCAGAGTCTCGCTCTAAAATCGCAAATCTTGTTACGGCTGTGGTTTTCCCTGCTTTGGAGCCTACTGACGGGCGGTTGCGTATTAATGGTACGCCTGTGCACTTCGATGCGTTTACTACAACTATACTTAATGGGCATATCAAAGCTAAAGCACAAGGCACAGACTATTCTTGGAATGTAATTACTTACAAAGCAATACAGGAGAATGGCACCCCATTATGGCCGGATTGGTTCGGACATGTGGAAATGGAGCGGAAGAAAAAGTTTTATGCGGATTCGGGTCAGCCGCAAAAGTTCTATCAAGAGTACATGATGGAGGTTCAGAATGAAGAAGATTCTATTTTCAATAGGAACCATATCAAGTATTGGAGCGGAAATTTTTATAAAGATGAAGACACTGGCATTAAGTACATTAAGACTCCTGAAGGGGATGAAAAACCTATCAATGTATTCGTTGGCGTTGACCCTGCTACAGATTCTATGCGTAGGGATAGCGATTTTAGTGTTTTATTGGCTATTGGGATTGATGGGGATAACAATTGCTATGTACTTGATTACTTACGCAAGCGCTCACTATCTGTACTTGGTATTCCAGGGGAAGACAAAAAAGGGATCGTGGACTATATATTCGAATATAACAGATTATATGACCCGAGTTTATTTTGCGTTGAAGACACAACTATGTCAAAACCGGTGTTCCAAGCTATTAATGCAGAAATGCGAAGACGTAATGACTTCACTATCAAATATACGGCAGAGAAGCCTGGCAACAGAATGTCTAAAAGGGATCGGATCCAAGAGATACTGGCACAAAGGTTTGCAATTGGTGGGGTCCACCTTAAGAAAGATCAGTATGATCTTCAAAGGGAAATAATGACTTTTGGGCCAAGAATGGGGCATGATGATACAATTGATGCGTTGGCATATGCGTGCAAATATGCACATCCAGCGAAGAGCTTAAAAAAGAAAAAAGATGGCACATGGTATAAGCATAAACCACAGCCTAAAAATTGGGTGGTAGCATAATGAAAAGCAAAAAACAAAATATAGCAAATAATTTAATAAAAAATCCAGTTGACTTAAGAAGTCAGAAATCTAGAGCTAAAGGTCAGGGTCAGTCCCTTAACAGCTCATTAGGCGCACCTTTAACTGCTGGTTATTTTGGAAATCGCAATCCTACACCACCTGGATTTATGGAGAATACTGTAGTAGCTCCATGGAACTGGCAGCCTAATGCTTCTGAGTGGAATATGGATCTTGGTGATTTTGATTTTGGAGCCTCACCAGTATTCCCAGGTATTGATGTTGATCCAATCGCAGGGCCTCCAGAAGATCAACCTGGCTTTGGATCAGGAGAATATAATCCAAGTGAAGAATATTTTGGATTTAATCAACCTGGGTTATCTTGGAATACTGAAACACTATCATGGGAATATAGTGCCCCTGGAATGACTATTGGTGATAATATTATATGGGGTCAAGGTATTGATGTTGATCCAGTTGCAGGACCTACAGAAGACCAACCTGGCTTTGGAGAGGGTTGGCTGCCTGAATCAGGTCAATGTCCTATGGGGTTCGTAATGGGCCCTGGTCAGGTTTGTTTACCTGATGTTTCAGGTCTAGGCGAAAGTCAATTTTGGCTTGATGATTCAATGTATGAGTTTGATCCTGGTGCAGGATTTGGTGAATGGGGATTTAGTGAATCTTGGCCAGAAGGGGGCTCAGAATTTACCGGTTGGCTGGATGATCTATGGAACTATCAAGATCCTTATAGTCCAGGGAATTGGGACGCAGATGAATTTGGAATGACTATTGATCCTAATAATCCATATTTTAATACATCATCTATAGAGGAACAAGCAGGTATTTATGCTTGTGATCAACAGGGATTAGGTTATAATCCAATTACAGGACAGTGTTTTGCTTATGATACTGGTAATACTGTTGATCCTGGTGGTCCTGTTGGTCCTGGTGGTCCTAGTGGGGCAACTCAAACTAGTGGCACAGGTATACATGGGGGAGGCTGGAATCCTAGTGGAGGTGAGGTTAATGAATTTGGCTGGGATTATTGTGAACTTGATAATCATTGCGATGATGGTGAAATATGTGTAATGGGTGTATGTACAAATCAAGGAGAGGCATAAAATGCCAAGATTTGGTAGTAGTAGCAAGAAAAGATTAAAAACCTGTGATGAAAGATTACAGAAAGTTTTTAATGAAGTAATTAAACATGTAGATTGCAGCGTGCTGGAGGGACATAGAGGCAAAGAAAGACAGGATAAGTTCTATGACGAAGGAAAAAGCAAAGTACGGTTCCCTGATGGTAGGCATAATAAGTTGCCTAGTCGTGCTGTTGATATCACACCTTATCCCGTCGACTGGGATGACCGAGAGCGTCAAACTCTTTTTGCAGGGTTTGTGCTTGGGGTGGCTCGTGGGATGGGTATTGTGCTTCGCTGGGGCGGAGACTGGGACCAAGACTGGCAAGTAATGGACAATAAATTTGACGATTTTCCACATTTTGAAATAAAGGATTAAACATGGCAACATTATCACCAACATTAACACTAGCTAGCTCGGATGCTACTAGTGATACTTTAAATATGACAGTTACCGATACATTGTCAGTAACAGTTCCATCAACAGGACTATCTACGCTTAATGCAACGGCTACAGGAGGGAATCATATAATAGTTCCTGCTGGCACAGCTGTAGCATATTTATTCGTGAGACATACTGGAACAACTGATGGATCTACTGCAACAGCTCAATTATTAGATCTTGAAAATACAGATAATGAGGCTTTTGCTCGCTTAGGAGCGGGAGAATGGTTATTTATGCCATTTAATCATAGTGGTGCAAGTGTGGGTGTTCAACTGCAAGTAGCTCACGCTAGTGAAGTGCAAGTTGAGTATGCATTCTGGACTAAGGCTTAAGGATATAATATGGCAACA